TTGTTCCTGTGGAAGGCACTACGGTTGTTAAATCTACTTCAGAGGTAACAACGCCAGGAGATACTTGAAACGCCATGTTTATGCTCCTATAAATGGAGAAATAGAAAATCTACGGAATATTTAGTAATTCATAATTTTGTACTAGGTGCCCCAGTTTTTACCCTCCACCACGTTCCAGAGAGCTCCATCTGATACAAAAGAATTGTTGCGCTCCTCTAATACAACGGGTAAGGGCAACATTTCATCCTCGATTTGTTGCATTTGTTGCTCGTAGAGACGTTTCTTGATATTCGTGTCACTTATCTCGGAGAAAAAGTTTTGACTCGTGCACCACGAGAACAAAACAAGACACATAATCAAATCGTCATGGCTTCCCTCTTCAGCTTCAAAACTAGTTCCTCTTGCGATAAATGTGGATAACTCTGAGATAGTGTCGAAATCTGTAATAATGATTTGCTGAGATTCAATTAAATTCTTTAAAATCGAACACCCCATACGCTTCACACTCTTAGTGGTTCTCAATCCTCGACTAGATTTTGTACCATATCCCCATGTTAACGATATTCGACCTTTAAGATCAACTGTGGAAAGAATATTCTCATATTCATAGTCATCGAAAAGAGAGTCCACTACTTGCTGACCATTATCGTTTATTTCAATTAGCACATATGCATTGTTATAATATTGCGCTATCTTTTTTATAATACTGGGATACACAAGTGGGCTTATGTTGTTATCTCTATATGTCGAAACAAGTTTATAGGGAATCGAGTTAATATCTATTACAACAAAGGCTGAATAATCTAAGCCTTTTCCTCGACTAGTGTCAGCCACAATTAGATAGTTATGATTCGCTGCAGGTTGATCGTAAATGTTAATTCCGCTATCAGTTTTGTTTAAAGGTTTGTTAAATGCTAAACTCTTAAGCCCAGCTGCAGAGATAAGAGTTCCAGAGGAACCCATAAACTCAGTTTCGACCTCTTGATAGTATTTTTGATCACCAAGAACTCGCCGTTGTTCATCAGCCCATCGCTGATCTCTTCCAGGAACATTTCTCCAGTTTGCCTCGATATGCATAAATCCATTGTGACCCTCTATCGCTTCGTTCCACATTTTGTAAAAATGATTCATTCCATTTGGTGTCGAGGAGATAAGAATTTTAGATGTTTCACCTGAAGATATCGTAGGATACACAGAGGTAAAGAAATCCTCGGCAATATTACTTGGAACGAATGCAAACTCATCGAGATATAGTAAAGAGATAGAGAAACCACGAATTGCACTCGAGGCAGTCGAAGTTGCCATTACACGGCAATTATTCTCGAGTTCAATATCACCTTTATTCCAGACTCTCACACCCTGTTGAATCCAGAGTGGTAACGCCTCGTATGCAATTTTAATTCGACTTAAAATCTCACGTGCTGTCGGCGCTTTGTTGGCAAGAATGGCTACAAATTTATCATTATTGAAAAGAATGTACCATAGAATGTAACCAACAACCATCGTCGTCTTTCCAAGCTGACGACCTGCTTTGAGAATTACCTTTCGATTATTTGTAATATCATTTATCGCTTGTGTTTGAAAAGGATAAAGATTTATATTAATAAATCCTCGATCAAGCGTAATAATTTTTACATAACGCTCAATGAAAAAGATTGGATCCTCGGCGCATTTCACATATTCACGGATTTGTTCCTCCGTGAGTGAGACTGGCATATTAACTTTTTTTAAGTTTGGATTGCCAAGATAATTTTTAACTCTAAGTGGTAGATTCATTTTTTATTTTTTTCAATAACTCTGTTGTTGAACCGACAAATACAGCTTTGTCGACATTAATATTGGTTGGAGTTACTTCTTTTGGCTTCAGATCCTGTTGCTGTTTCTGAAGAATCATTAATTTCTCTGTTACATCAGAGAGATTTTTTATCATATTTGCAGCCACTTCGTATGCTCGAGGATGTTGTGATTCTTTTGCAACCTCTAAAATACCATCTAATGCTTCATTACCTCGCTCGATAAGATTATAATAATTTGATCGAGAATAATCAGCATCTGGATTTTCACCGTTCTCTTTAAAAATTGTAACTGGTTTATCCTCTTTTACAGCAGGGATATAATCAGTATTCAAGATTTCTGCTAAATTTTTATCGGTTTCACTCATAAATCACGTTATGTTCGGTGCATGATCAATATCGATATCAAATCCAAATGCAGTATTTGCATTAGCTGATATTGGATCTGGTTCAATTGTAATTCTATTTAACTGATAATCTGTCGCTGAATTATAAGAATATAGATTGTAAGCAGCATTCGAAACTGCTCCAGTGATAGTATTTCCAGAGGTGAACGAACCGCTTATATCACTTACAACAAGTATATTAGCTGTATTATTCCAAGAACTTACGAATCCTCTTACTGAAGCTCCATCAACATTACGACCTTGATAAACCATTTCACCAATTTTAAATTGTCCTGTTCCTGTATTTAAATTAAATCGTTTTGCTTCGTTACCTCCACTGTTAAACTCATAAGTATTCGCAGTAACTTTGCGAATAATTTCAACATTGCTCACAGGACCATATAGATAACCCTTCATGGTAAAACCTAAATTCCATTGTAAAATTCTTAATTCTTGTGGTGGACCCTCTGTTCCACCAGAATTATAATTTACACTTTGAAGAATTAAAGGAACATCAACTGGATTTCCAACACCTACCAAATCTAATGTCATCGTATAATCTGGATTAAAGTAAGGTAAGATTTGTTCAATTAGTTGTGTGCCATCCTCTGTATTTCGAACATAGATGAAAAGTGAAAAATTAAAGTTATATGGAGCAAGAAAGGTTGTTTTAATTGCTGTTTGGTTTAATGGTCCATACTGATTAATATATGGTGAAATTTTGCGAGTAGTATCGTAAGCGATATCGGTCAATTCAAATGACATACGAGGCAATGTGAGTTGAACACGTCGATCAAGATTTGGATCTTGTGTAATACGCGAATAAAACTTTTCTTTTGATAGGTAATTCAATGGAACTACAATGCGTTCTAGTTCAGTAGTTCCCGCTAAGTTATAACGAAACAATTTTAAATTATTGAACATCGAGCCGAAAGCAACGACCATCTTCCGCGTTATGCGATGATAAAAGTGTTGACCAGATAACATATTATGGCTCGTCTAGTGTTCCAAATGGATTAGATTCTGTAAAGTCTAGAATATTATCTGCTTCATTTTCAAGTAGTACATTCTCTTCAAGTGCATCTGTCTGATTCTCTTGCGGATCTACGCTAGTCATCGTCCATTGCGCATTTGATTCTGAACCTTTTATAAGTGTATTTGCTGCAAATGATCCTTTGATATTTCGAATAATTAGTTTTCTAGTTGGTAAATCCCAACTTGAAACGTATCCACGTGCTGTCGCTGAAGCCAAATTGGATCCCTGAAATACAATCTCGTTATTCGTAAATGTGCTCGAGCCACCAGCTTGCATTGTAAATTCAATTCCATATGCACTTAATTGCGCAATTATATCGATCTCATTTATTCCTGTATCGAAAATTTCACCATTATAACGTAACATCTCTAGATTTAGAGAGTACATATATGGAGCAACTTTTCCTGCCTGGAAGAAATTCTTTTCCTCTTCAACAAACTTTATCTCCATTATTTTTTCTTGAATGGGTAGATAAATTAAATCGCCCTCTTTTGGAAGATTCCGAAGTGTTTTAGGTATAACTCGTTCAAATGTTCTTCGTGCTACAGTCACACGTGCTTCTTTTTGAATTTGCAAACCAAATTTAGAAAAGAATTCTTGATTACCTTCGAAATCTTGAAATGAGTCAAGATACATATCGATCTTAAAAGCCTTTGTAAATTTTTTAACAGAATCATCGCCAAACAATCGATCTAACTCTGATTGAGATTCTCGAGGAAGATAATAAATGTCGATACCATGATTGCGTATGGATTCGATAATCATATCTTCAATCAGTAGTTGCTCTCGAGTCGCGCCCTGATTGTTAAAATAAACTGACGTTGCCATATCAACCAACGCACATCATTGGAGGCTCTTCAAATACATCGCGCAGTTTACCCTCGAGCCGTTGAATCTCTTGATCTGCTTCAGCGTAAATCCTTTCTCCATTTATAACCAATCCTCCAGGTAAAGTATAATTACCATATTTTTTTAGATTAGTTCCCCATTGGCGTTTAAATAATTGAGTTGTATACTCCTTGACCCAAGAATCATTATAAACTCTTTCATAAGAATCTTGATCAACTATTCGATTTGCGCGAAATAGTATGTACTCATTTACATTTAATTTAGAATCCCAATCTTGGAACAGATAGAGACGATTTGTCTTTTTATTATATGAAAATGGTACATCTCCTGTAATGATCATATCAAGCATTGACAAGTGTTGGCGAGCGATATAATAATAAGCATATGATGAGGCTGTTAAACTATAGAAATCGTTTAAGCGAATTTGATAGTTAACATCAAATATGTTGAACTCATTTCCGTCTAATGAAGATACCGAGGTGCCAGAAAAAGGAAACACCTGACTTACACCAATTATATTGTCACATAAGGTGATATACTTGTTTAAAATATCAGCATTCGTTACTTTATGCCCAAGGTACATAGTCTCAGTACCATCGTAGTGATAATCTTGGAATAGCTGCAAAGCATCGTCCATACGATCGTCGAGCTGATCGTCATCAACATTTATATCGATTACAGGAAAACCAAGATTTCGGAGGCAATGATCTTTAAGTGTGGATTTATTGGTAGGTTTCGCCATTTAGAACCTCGCATGTAGTACTATATTTAGTTATTCGATCAATCTACCCTCTCGAGATGTATAAATTCGATCAGGATCCATGTGAGCAAACTGCTCCCAATTAGGCTCGCCCTCTAATATTCTTTTACCAGTCGTCTCCTCGCCGATATGCTCAATTATATTTTCGCCTCGAGAATTTTTTAATGTGGCAGAATACATCTGATGAAAATGGTCTAGATAAACCATTATCATTCCTTCATTAATATTAAACTTCCAATAATCTTGGAATGGATATTCGATAATATTCTTACGATATAAACTAAAGATTATCGGAAAAGTCTTTGTATTTTTGCTATAGTAAAATTGCTTGAATTGCGTATCGCTCGATTCAATAGTTGATGGCTTCTCATTAAAGTACCATGGTTGTCGTTGTAAAACAACCGAGGCAATTTTAGATTCTGACTCGAGACATTCAATCAGATCGTCGACTTTAATTGGTTCTTTTAGAATTACGTCATCCTCTTGATGAAGAACGTAATCTACATCCATACCTCGGAGCGAGGAGAAGAAATCCGACCAATTTACCGATAGTCCTTTATTAACTGAATTTCTCCATATCTCAAATCTATAGCGTTTACCAATCAAATCAAAGATCGCATCATTGCGTGTTCTTGGATAATCATCGACAATAATCTTTCGAACCTCATGATTTCCATAGTCTAAATTAGACAATGAGTTAAGTGTCGGAAACAGATATCGAATCCTGTTGCAAGAAAAGATTACATGAAGAATCTTCATTAGTATTCTGTATTAAAAAAGAATGTTTGAAATAGTCTTCCGTTTTGAAGATTATTTCCGAAATAATCTACTGAAGCATGATACATGTTTCCGCGATATAATACTAATCGATTATATTTGTTCGAGACATAATCTGTCATATCCCATTTGGTGTAATCATATCCATCATACTGCGGCTCATCGTTATTAGATCGCTCATACTTCTTGTTCTCTTTCCATCGATATAGTGCAGTGCCAGCAGATATTGGTGCATCAGGGTTCAGATAACAAACACCAGCCCAAGTATTAAAACTATCTGCATGTATCCATGTACGATCTTTCGCCATGCAAATTTGAAAAGCGCCTGTGTATCCAGAACTTTCAAACCAATCTGTTATTTTTCCACTCGAGTGTTGAACAATTCCTTGAATTGCACTTTTCAAATCGTCTGGTAAATACGCTTTGGTTCGAAGTCCAGGATAATTACCTGAAATTTCGAAAGGTTGTGAGAGCGCATATTCCCTAACTGAATCTGGGTTTGTATAGAAATCATCTATAATAATAAGTTTAACTTTCATTTTATATCTAGTAATGCATAAATCGACCGTCGACACCATTCCATCCCACCACATTCCAATTAGTTTCTATTATTCGACTCTCATTTGGTCGTGTAAGATAGTACATAAGAGTTTCAATATCGTAGTTTATCATTTCTTTACTGTCGATGAAATGCATTGCAGCTTCATTTATCTCTATTATTGAATTTAAATTAGATGAACCAAATGCATACATAACGGTGCAATATTGTCTCAACATATCATCATTTTGTATCGCTCTACGATCGACCATCCAATAATTCCAATTGTCATTCCATTTAAACTGTAGGGGTTTCTTAAAGAAGAATTTATCTTTATTTTCTTCTGTGAATAAACCATTATTAAAATTATTATGAAAATATCTTCCTGTGGCTTTTATGACAAAATCATAACCTTGTAATTCCTTCTTAAAGTGCGTATAAAACGAGTTTAGTAGTAAACATTCACAATAACTTTTATTTGTATGTGTGTTTACTTTTTCAAATGCTGTATATGAAATTTCTTTGAGTGGCACGAAATCAACATTTTCAAACACATTAAACATTCTTTCATATTCGACATAGTCATCTGATGAATCGATTATCTTTATTTTTGCATCGGGTAAAATATTTTTAATCGAATTGATGGTAAAGATTGTTTGTCTAAATCGTTCATCTTTATTAAAAATAGAACGTGTTTCACTATATGTAAATTTACCTTCTCTTGGTTGAATTGATGAACCTACTACTACAATTTTATTCATAGAATTTATTTTTAATAACTTTCTGTAAATATTGATGGTGTTTTTTATGCACCTCTTCGTCAGAAAAATTTAGTCCCCACTTTCTACAATCATATGGTGATATTTTATCAATGTTTTCAATTGCAGTTAGTAATGATTTAAAATCGCGAATACGATAACCCGTATCGCCTTCTAATACAATCTCTGGGAATGCGCCCCAGTCTGTTGTAATTACTGGAGTGCCGCAGAGATTCGCCTCAATAATCATGTTACCAAATGGCTCAACGTAGTATGTTAAACCAAATAGTGCTTTGGCGTTCTTCATTAGTTTCATGCGTTGTTCCGCATCATTTACATATCCAATTACCTCAACATGATCAGGCACGTTAGAATAACCAAGATCATGCAATGATCCAGGTCCAGCTATTTTAAGTTTTTTGCCAAGTTTTTCTGTGGCTTGAATTGCTAAATGAATGCCCTTCTCTTCACAAACTCTTCCAAAGTGTAAAAAATAATCCTCTTTTGTTTCAGAGTATTCGAATTCTTCAATCGTAAATGGATTACCAATTACTGCATCAAACCACGAAGGATTCATGAGCATCCCTCGTTCGCCATAAAAAAAGTGCATCTGAGCGTAAGAGGTAAACACTCTATAGTCACTAAAAATTCCACTTGTTCTATAGCCAATAGAAGGCTCTACGGCAATACATTCTGGATTCATTTTGCACGCAAGTTGATTATCAATACCAAAAAAACATACAATAATATCACCCTTATCTGAACGTTTGCGTATTTGCGCGCCTGCACGTTCATTAAATAATCTTATCTCCACAGGCGTGGTATTAATATCGACATGCTCGCAATCCACTTGTGCACCAGGAATACCATAATGAACCATCTCATAATGTTTAGATAGATGCTTGATGTATTTGTATGCATGAACCGCAAAGGGATCTATACGATTCATCAACCCAGTCGGATTTCTGGGATTTGCTAAAACATGTATTTTCATAAAAAAATATTAGAATGTAATTCCTTTAGAAGCAAAGAAATCGTAATCAATTTGATACTTTTGCATAATTAAATTGCGCTCTTCTGTCGTAAACGGAACATCAGTATCTAAATTAATGTTCTCATTTTTGCGCGGTACTTCTTCTATAGTAACATCAAAGAACGAAAGAAGTCGACGTAGTTCATTATCATAATCAGCAAAATTTAAATATGTGATATCAATATCATGATCTAACCATCGTTTTTGATATGCTAATCCAGTTTCTATGGTAGCAGGAATAGTGTCAATCGAAGGAACTAAATCTAATATTTGATCTAATGTGATCGACTCTAAAATTGCTCTGGTTTCTTCCGACAACCATAAATAACTCTCAGGATAATGTCTATTAGGAAACAAAAAGTCATCATATATTTTTTTGCGAACTTGCAATAAAGCCTTTCTCGATTCTTCTAGCGTTGAAAATTTATTAAGAGCACCCATGTATGTGTGTCGTTTATAATATTTAAACGCCGAAGTAAATCTACTCACAGGATCTCTGTAAAAGCAAAAGAATTTATATTTGTCGAAATCAGGCAACTCAAATGCTTGTGATGCTAAAGTATAATTTAAATGATTTTGTTTTTTAAAAGTTACTGGAATATTTTTAAATGCCACCATAATTGAAGTTGATCCAACTTTAGGATTTAAAAACACACCAATTTTTTTTTCTGTACAATATATCATTTACCATTTACCTACAGGACAATTAATTAAATCTTGATTTACAAGATGTTTAACCTTTTGTTCACAAATTCCGCATTTGATTTCTTTTTCTATGTAAAATGCGCATAATTTACAGATATTAAACCGCTTGAGCGCGAGTGAGTCTATCGGATACTCTCTTTTCTCTACTTGCATATTTAGTTATTTAAATTTAGGACCAGAAACCCAAATAACAAGAGATCTACGAATGCCAGATGTGACAGGTGTTACTCGATGTAACATCCAAGATGGAAATGCATATAGCAATCCCTTTTGTTTTTTGGCTTTTATTGGTTCAGCTGATACAAAAAACTCTAAATCCCCACCCTCATACTCATTTGGATCTGATAACTGCAATACTAATGAAAGTTTACGTGGTGTTTCGCGTGATCCTCTATCAATATGCCAAGTATAGTGATCCCCTGCGCCATCGTATACTGTATATTGAAAATCTTCAACAAACCCATCTAAACTAAAATCGTAGAATTGTCCATTGAGATGTCTGCAAATATATGCTAATGAATCATATAACCAAGTCGTCTCATTGTTAAGTTGTATCCAAGAAGTTTTAGATTTTCTAATTTCAGATATAACTTTTCTTTCATTTTCTGTACCAACAATTGCTTCCTTTGGTCGCAAACTCTCACCAATGCGAACAATATCATTAATTTGAGAGTCGGTGAATCCATTTTCCCAAAATGTAAATGTTTGTTCTCTTGTCGATAAATCAGGCGATGGCGCAAAAAAGTATGTGCTCATTACTTTCTACTCCAAATAAAATCTCTATAAATGCTTTCGTGCGCTTTTCTTCTCGCTCTTGTTGTGTTCAAATCTTTATGATCTTTTTTATTAAATGGTCTAATTCTTGATTTTGTAATTAATCCATCTCGTTTAATTGGTATTGCTTGCACCATTGGAGTTCCAGCCTCAATCATGCCAGTATAGTTTGGTAAATGAAAAAAGAATGGAAAGTTAATGTATTCAAAGTAACCATCACAATCAACAAATCCTGACATACAAGTAAATTTTGGATCTTGACGATTTAATGGTGGCACAAATAAAACTGAATATCCTTTCGGAACTTTGATTGCCCACCAATTCAAAAATTTCATTGGTGGTTTCGGCATCATTGGATGCGGTGTTCGTTTGGTACTTATTTGATCAGCATTGTGATTTTCTACAAGAGTCCTTGTGAAAGTCCACTTGTAATTTACACCGCTCGCATCTGTATTTGTGATGAACTCCACATCACCGCAAAGTGGAATAATCCAACCAACAGACATTGCATCAAGAACAGGCGCACAACGCTTGATTGTGCTGTTCTCAATTTTATTTTCGCGATTAATTTTTGGTGGTAATTCTTTGTACCACTCTGGCATCATTTTGCGCGCGGGATATGGCTCAGGCATTGTGCCATATAATTCTTCTTCACACAAGAATTCAATTTCTGGAGTTTTAATTACAGACTTTAATTTCGAAAACATGTTCACCTCACCAATCCATAATTATATATGGATTATTTACATAAAGCAAATTATTGATTTGGCCAAGAGATCGTAATCGATCCTGTTCCAGCACCAGTTCCTACTGAAATTGTACTTGTTGCGCCTTGTGATACTGATTTTTGCATTGTAGAAGAAGAATTGGTTGTGCTAGCTGCGCTTCCAGAACCTCCTGGTTGACCAGAAGTTGCTCCAGTTCCTGCAGAGCCAGCATTACCTGCTGATCCATTTGAGCCAGCTGCACCATTACCGCCAGCGTTTCCTGGTTGCCCTGCTGCTCCTGGTTGACCAGAGGTTGCTCCAGTTCCTGCAGCGCCAGTATTTCCAGCAGCACCATTTGCTCCTGCTGATCCTGGTTGTCCAGCTGCTCCTGAAGTTGCTCCAGATCCTGCAGCACCAGTATTTCCAGCAGTTCCGTTAGCACCAGCTGCTCCTGGTTGTCCAGCTGCTCCTGAAGTTGCTCCAGATCCTGCGCCTCCGATAGTGCCTGGTGCACCATTGGCACCTGCTGATCCAGGTTGTCCTGCAGCACCATTTGTTGCTCCGCTGCCACCTGCGCCTGTATTGCCTGCGACACCATTGGCACCCGCACTACCTGGTTGTCCTGCTGATCCTGATGTTGCACCAGAACCGCCTGCACCAGTATTACCTGCTGTGCCATTGGCACCTGCTGATCCAGGTTGTCCTGCAGCACCATTATTTGCTCCAGATCCAGCATTTCCTGGTTGCCCTGCTGCTCCAGCATTTCCATTGGCTCCAGCATTTCCTGGTTGTCCAGCATTACCACCAGCACCGTTTGTGGCACCACTTCCACCACCACCAGTATTTCCTCCAGCTCCTGCTGATCCTGGTTGACCAGCAGATCCATTAGAACCAGCAGCTGCGAGATCGGTGCTGGCTGGTCCTCCTCCACCGCCAGCACCGGATCCTGGATTTCCTCCAGCACCTCCTGCCGAACCTGGTTGTCCGTCCGCAGTATGAGTTATTGGGATCCAAGGACTATAAGTCTCTGACATTCCAGCACCACCACCGCCGCCACCGCCGCCGCCACCGCCACCACCTGGTGTTCCTGCATTTCCTGGTGATCCTGGATTACCTGCCGAACCACCACTACCACCATTACCAGCTGCGCCACCATTGCCATTATTACCTGTATTTCCTGGCTGACCTGTTGCACCAACATTACCTGGATTTCCAGCATTACCTTGCGCACCACCAGCTCCACCAGCACCATTAGTGCCTGGATTGCCTGAATTGCCTTGAGCACCTGGATTGCCAGCAGAACCACCAGCTCCACCTGCACCGCCAGCTCCATTATTTCCTGGTTGCCCTGCATTACCTAGTGCACCTGGATTACCTGCCGAGCCACCAGCTCCACCAGCACCTCCAGCACCATTGTTTCCTGGTTGACCAGTATTTCCTTGAGCACCTGGATTGCCAGCAGAACCTCCTGCGCCTCCAGCTCCACCAGCACCATTAGTGCCTGGATTGCCTGAATTGCCTTGAGCACCTGGATTGCCAGCAGAACCACCAGCTCCACCTGCACCTCCCGCTCCGTTGTTTCCTGGTTGTCCAGTATTTCCTTGTGCGCCTGAATTTCCTGCTGCACCACCCGCACCACCTGCACCGCCAGATCCACCATTTCCAGCATCACCATTTGTTCCTGGTTGACCTGCTGTTCCAGCGTTTCCTGGTTGACCAATATTACCTGCTGCTCCAGCAGCACCAGCGTTACCGCCAGAACCGCCTGGAAGAGAAACTGTTGTAAATGTAACAGATGAACCTGCTACAAAAGTTGTTGCATTTCCTGCATTACCTGCGGAGCCAGCAGATCCTGCTGCTCCAGGATTTCCGGCATTGCCTGGTTGACCTGATGTGCCAGGATTTGCTCCAGTACCAGCATTACCTGCTGCGCCTGTTGATCCTGGTGTTCCAGAGTTGCCATTTGCCCCCGCAGCTCCAGGTTGTCCTGCAGATCCTGGTGTTGCTCCTGTTCCTGCCGCTCCTGTATTGCCAGCAGCACCTGCTGAACCTGCATTTCCTGGTTGTCCTGCTGAACCAGATGTAGCGCCTGATCCTGCAGCACCAGTATTACCTGCTGTGCCATTGGCACCTGCTGATCCTGGTTGACCCGCAGCCCCCGAAGTTGCTCCAGATCCCGCAGCGCCAGTATTTCCTGCCGCGCCATTTGCACCTGCAGCTCCAGGTTGTCCCGCTTGACCAATATTAGCGCCAGAACCAGCAGCACCAGTATTACCTGCTGCTCCAGCAGATCCTGCATTTCCTGGTTGTCCGCTCGCGCCAGGATTTGCTCCAGAACCACCACCGCCAGTATTTCCAGCATTTCCGTTTGCACCAGCATTTCCTGGCTGGCCAGCAGATCCTGGTTGTCCACCAGTTGCACCTGAGCCTCCGCTTCCAGGATTACCTGCTGCACCTGTGTTTCCTGCTGCACCTGCATTACCACCAGAACCAGGATTTCCTGATCCACCTGATCCAGCATTTCCACCGTTACCAGCATTACCGCCATAATTAAGTAAAGTTCCTGGATATCCTGGTGATGCAGGATTACCGCCACCTTGACCATAAGTCCCACTTGCACCATAATTTGGATATCCGATATTTCCTGTAGGATTGCCATTTGTTCCTGTGTTTCCATTATTTCCTGGTGTGGTTGAACTTGGTTGTGTAAATACTGACCAGCCACCTTGTCCACCACCACCTGCATTGCCGCCGTTTGCACCAGCACCACCTGCACCACCATTTCCGTTGCTACCAGCATTACCAGTCGCACCAGCATTTCCTGCGTTTCCTGGATTGCCAGCATTTCCTCTAGCACCGCCTGGACCTCCAGCACCACCGTTTCCGTTAGTTCCAGGATTTCCTGAGTTTCCTGTAGCACCTGAATTGCCAGCAGAGCCTCCTGCGCCACCAGCACCACCGTTTCCATTTGAACCAGGTTGTCCAGTGTTGCCTTGTGCTCCAGGGTTGCCAGCATTTCCTCTGGCGCCACCAGCACCGCCAGCTCCGTTGTTTCCTGGCTGTCCTGTGTTGCCCTGCGCGCCTGGATTACCTGCTGAACCTCCAGCACCACCTGCTCCGCCAGCACCATTTGAGCCAGGTTGACCTGTGTTACCTTGAGCACCTGAATTGCCAGCAGAGCCTCCTGCGCCACCAGCACCACCGTTTCCATTTGAACCAGGTTGTCCAGTGTTTCCTATTGCTCCGGAATTGCCAGCAGAACCCCCTGCACCACCAGCACCACCCGCACCATTATTACCTGCATTTCCTGGCTGACCTGTTGAACCTTGTGCTCCTGGATTACCAGCATTACCAGCAGTACCACCTGTACCAGCAGAACCACCATTACCTCCGACGCCATTATTTCCAGGATTACCTGCAGTACCAGCATTACCTGTACCACCTGTACCAGAAATTGTAATTCGTCGAACGCCAAATGGAATGTACCATGTTCCGTTCGTTGAAAATGTAACGGAACCTGCTTTTACTCTCGTTTTTCGAAGAGTCGTCGCTGCTAATGGCATTTAAATCAACCTTTTAATTAAGCAGGTTGAACAATCTTATCAAGATTTGCCATCAATTGAGAACTTTGAAGTTCTGTTAAACCTTCTACAGCATTTGTGGCTACATCGTCAGTGTCATACACACCTTCCCAATGAACGATTGGGAGTTTTGTGAATGTCTTATGCGACATTGTTTCGCCATCATAATAGTTCCAAGTGCCTAGAGCTGAATACAAACCTTCGAGAGTTGAATCATCGCTCCAGTTTAAATGTTGAAATGGAACATTGTTATCTTTGAGAAGTTTAACAGCATTCCAGCACTCACCAGCATCTGCAGTCATTGCAGTATAAACAGTGATCTTCTTAATTTTAACTAAATTAGCCATTGTACAATAACCTCCTAACGTCCAAGATTGGCTAGGGCATGCGAAGCGTAATACGTTTCGCCGCCATCAAATGTCATCAATGTAATTACATCAGCAAAATCTGGTTTTGATGAGAGTATTGCAACTTCACCAAAAGACCAGAAAACGTTTTCAGGAAATACAACCTTACGATTTCCCATGTTATCTTGCTTTAATATTAATGTGCAAGAATAACTTTTATCTGCTTCTGGCAAATTATCGAACGAAATATTTATAATATTTTTTCTCAGTGTAATATGAAAAACATTTGATTCTCGTAGATCAAGAATCTCAATATTATTTACCGCATTTATTTTAGTAATCTTCTCGCGATACGCTTTTAATACGCCTTCAAATGTATCGAGACGATTTTTGCGAAGTGAAACTACATTTCCGTCCATTTTATTTTCCTCTTATCAGTAAGATACGTTAGCCATAGCATGTGCGCCAAAGTATGTAGCACCATTATTAACAGTAAACAAAGTAATCACATCAAGTTTGCTGGCGATTCCAGAAGACAATGTAGGAACTTCGGCATTCGACCAGTATACAGTATTTGCAAATGTAACAACATTTGCTGCAGTTCCAGGCTGTCTTAGGATTAGCGTTAATGGGCTAGACTTACCTGAAGCAGCAACGCTTGTAAATGTAATTGCTACAGTTGATGCTTGAAGCGTGAGATCAAAAATATTGTTTCCAGAAGCATCAGCTGTAAATGTCGAACCAGTAATTGTTGCACTGTTTGTGCGTTCAATATATCCATACAATTCAACACCACCAGAAGCCATTGGTCCTTGTGGACCTTGAGGACCTTGTGGTCCAGTCACACCCTGTGGTCCTTGCGGTCCCTGTGGTCCTTGTGGTCCAGTCACACCCTGTGGTCCTTGTGGTCCCTGTGGACCTTGTGGACCAGTTACACCTTGCGGTCCTTGTGGTCCCTGAGGACCAGTGACGCCTTGTGGTCCTTGTGGACCTTGTGGACCAGTAACACCTTGCGGTCCTTGTGGTCCCTGAGGACCAGTGTCGCCTTGTGGTCCTTGTGGTCCAGGAACGTTCGAAACACCAGCTGGTCCTTGTGGACCTTGAGGTCCAGTATCACCTTGTGAACCTTGTGGACCTTGAGGTCCAGTCACACCTTGTGGACCTTGCGGACCTTGTGGACCAGTCACACCTTGTGGACCTTGTGGACCAGTCACACCTTGTGGACCTTGTGGACCTTGCGGACCCTGTGGACCTGTTGGTCCTGGGACGTTAGACACACCGCTTGGTCCCTGTGGACCTTGAGGTCCAGTATCACCTTGTGGACCTTGTGGTCCTTGCGGACCAGTCACACCTTGTGGACCCTGTGGTCCTTGCGGACCTTGTGGTCCCTGTGGTCCTTGAGGACCTGCATCACCCTTGTCACCAGTTCTTGCAAATGTAATAATAACATTTGTTGAATCTGGGAATGTTGTTACGCCAGTTGTGTGCGCAACAGGAACATAGAAGTAACTTGAAGTGTGATCATGCAATCCATTAATACTAAAGAATGCAAACTCATTAATGTTTGCACTATTTGCTAACTTAAATGTTCCTTTGATTGTTGAAGTAGAGTCGTCAATTGTTTGTAGATAATTAAATACATTTGCTGAATTTTGATCAATGAAATCAATATACAATGTTGTTGCTGTCGAGAAAGATGCGCTATTGAATTTTAAATTTGATGATCCAGGATCTGAGTTTGCTGTGTTTGTTAGATACACAAACTCAAATGTTGCGCCACCGAATTCGCCAGTGTCACCCTTTGCTCCTTGAGGACCTTGCGGTCCTTGTGGACCCTGTGGTCCTTGTGGACCTTGTGGACCCTGTGGACCAGTAACACCAATCACACCTTGTGGACCTTGCGGACCTTGTGGTCCTTGCGGTCCAGTTAAACCAATTGGACCTTGTGGTCCTGTTGGTCCAGGAACATTTGAGACACCAGATGGTCCTTGAGGACCTTGTGGACCTTCAACTCCTTGTGGTCCTTGTGGACCAATAACACCTTGTGGTCCTTGTGGTCCTTGTGGACCCTGTGGACCTTGTGGACCAGGAACATTCGAAACACCACTTGGTCCTTGTGGACCTTCTGGACCCTGTGGACCTGTTGGTCCTGGAACATTCGAAACACCACTTGGTCCTTGTGGACCTTGCGGTCCTTGTGGTCCTGTTGGTCCAGGAACATTTGAAACGCCAGCTGGTCCTTGTGGACCCTCAACTCCTTGTGGTCCCTGAGGACCTTGTGGACCCTGTGGACCAGTCACACCTTGCGGACCTTGTGGTCCTTGAGGTCCTGTTACTCCTTGTGGACCCTGCGGTCCTTGTGGTCCTTGAGGACCAGTGTCGCCAATGACACCTTGTGAACCCTGCGGACCTTGTGGACCTTGTGGTCCAGTTACACCTTGAGGACCTTGTGGACCAGTGATACCCTGTGGTCCTTGTGGACCAATGTCGCCAGTCACACCTTGTGGTCCTTGTGGACCAGTTACACCTTGCGGACCTTGTGCACCAGTTACACCCTGCGGTCCTTGTGGACCTTGTGGACCAGTTGCACCTTGTGATCCTTGAGAACCAGTCACACCTTGCGGACCTTGAGGTCCTTGTGGACCAACACCCTGTGGACCTTGTGGACCCTGCGGTCCTTGTGGACCTTGCGGACCTTGTGGACCGCGTGCAATTTGCAAAACATTTACAGATTGGCTTTGCTGTTTAACTGTAACTGCCATTATTTTGTAACCTGTGGATACACCGTGATAATACCCTCAATAAGGCGAGTTACATTGTTGCTATTGACTTCTTTAATATCGTAGAGATATCTTCCAGGGCGAATATTTGCAGTCACAGCTGAATTTGCATTTGCATAAATGAAACCATTAGCAGCATCAGCGGCTGTAATTGATAGATTTGCAGTAACAGAAGAAGAATAATAGGACTTGCGAATTGATGATGTGAATGTAGAGTTCGCAACGTTTCTTGTAGAACCGTCTTCGTTAATTACAGTAATATCCACGCCAAAGGAAGTTCCTTGGTCCATTGATAATTCTACATACTGCGCCATCTATCATATCCTATTTTTTTATATTTATTGAGTTTAATTCGCTTTTCTTTCTAGCATATAGTCGAAAAGTTTTGATTTCATTCTTAAACGTTTTCTAACTTCATCTGGCTCTTCATACTTCATATTTAATTTGTTTAAGGCTTTTTTACGTCTATTAAGTTTAGCCTCTAGTTTGCTTGTATCTATGCATCGAATCCACTTATATCCTTTCCAAGAGTCTTCGTTATCATTATCGGCAAACTTACTGAAAACTTCTGAATATTCTACCTTCTCGCTATCTGCTAAACATTTATCATATGGTGCGCATTTTTCGCAAACATCATCACATCCTTTAATGTGAATCTGCCAATTTGTCTTTCTAAAGCCATGATAAAACAAAGTCCATGAACCAGGAATACATGATTTTAATTGATGAACATCGTCCTTTGTTCTAAAAACAAACTCACCTTTTTTGCGATTATAATCTTTGCCATTGAATGTTTCTAGATATCCACCCTTTAAAATGTAGGTTACTGTTGCCCAAGGATGATTATGATCGTATCCACCGTCAGTATATTTTTCTACAGGAAAGTAATGTAACCATACATTAGGTAACCATCTCATTCCCTTCTTTTTGTCTTCATCCTCTTCAAAATAAAACAAATAGTATCTATGCGCTAAAATGTTACCGTAAAAATCAACAAATACTTTTTTTCTTCCAATCTTCTCAAGAAATCGCAAAAACAAATTCATTTTGTAAACCTCACAATTTTTACTCGTCGCGCATTATTATTTGTAACATTTAATGTTGCATTCACAAACTTATACATACGCTTACTTCTTAAAATCTTTTCTCCACTATTGAGTGAATCAGAAAACAATAAAAAGCAAGATTCAACTTCTGGTCTTGATAATGTGATTGTTTCTCCAGATTCTATGGTTCTATTCATAAAAGTATATCTTGAATATGATCCATTTAATCTTGTAACACATAACATTTCTGCATCTTCGGAATTGAGAATAACTTTTGCTTTTGGTGAAGCAATTTGCCATCTGATGTGATTATCCACCCACTCACTAGACTGCCAATCAGTTGTGATGTCAGCATACAACTTATTATTCGCCATATCCTTTGTAAAGGTATAATTTGTAAGTGCTGGTGAAATCGTTGTTAGATAATTGTCTACTTCACTTTCAGATATCTGCCCTGATTTCCATTCCCACTCAGCTCTAATGTTTCCACTTAAAAATAATTGCCCATTAAAACAACTAACGACATTTGCCAGTGTTGAGTGTGGATTTAATGCGCCAGCAGAATGATGTGCGCTGGCGATGCTGTCGCGCATAATATATTTGCCAATGTTTCCTGGTTCAAAATGAGAGACTAAAAGTTCATCATCGTACAGACCAAGAATTTTAGGAGTTATATTGGATTCAAAAGCCATTATAATTCCTCTGCTTCAGTTTCTGGATCAGTGAAAGGGGCTTTGATATAACTCTTCAATGGAAGATTAATTGTTGTCTCGTCGCCGTTGTCCCATTGCAGTGTGGTATTTGCGCTATTATTTTCTGTATTTGCTGACATTAGTATACCAACACTCCATCAGCATAAAAGTTTGGACTTGTTTTAAATTTATTATTAAAGGTGTAGACTGTATCAAAATGATCAATTCGTACAATTTCATCTACCTGGATTGAATTATTGTCTTTATCCACAAAGTTGTCGC